CATTGTTGCACTTACATAAACATCGTCATCACTTAAAATTCTTGGGTCTGAATGTTCGACCAATAAACAAGCATTTAAAATTGTTTCTCCTGCTTGACTTGGCGATTTCATCATATCATCCATTGCACTCAATTTTGCGCTTCGTGTTGGTTCACGTAGAAAGCCAACTATTTGTTGACCCTCGCCATTTGTGAATGATAATGGATGCACCTTGAAACCAAGTTCGGATGCCAGTGCTTGTGCTTTTTCGTTAAGTTGTTCTTGTGACATAAGTATTCTTTTTTTACAAAGATACTTTTCCTCCGATAACTAACGGAATAGTTACAACAATTTTTGTATCCCCCTGCGAAGATGAAAGAGGGTCTTCCATAAATTCGCACATTTGTAAGGTATCAACAATTGCCGTTGCTCTATTCACTCCGTAAGTGATAATGATGTTAAATGGTGCAATCGCAAGTGGGTCGCCATTTGGCGCACTTTTACAAATTGCTTTCCACTCATCAAGGTACAAATCAATTGAACCCTCATATTCGATATTGCCATAACCACGTGAGATAGGTTCTGCACCTGCCCCGTAATTGTTTTCTTTGGTTTGTTTGCGGTTGTAGTCAATCTTTGTAATTCCTTTCACGGGTACACCAAACAATGATAGTGTGATGTTTGCCCAAGAATAGTTGACTCCGTTTATAAGTGGTGTTGCCATTTTTTAAATTGAAGTTACAAATCCTAAATTAATTGTGATGTGACGAGCAACACCAGTTGGTTGAATGTTTGCCGTAATTACAAGCGTAGATGTCGCAAGTATATTTTGAGCAGGGTCAATCAATATTTGGTAGTTGCTTATCTCGTTTGCTCTAATCATTGCGTCAAGCGATGTCGATGCTAACCCTTGAACATAGCCACACGTTGCAAGTGAAAGTGTGCCGTCCGCTTGTAATTTGATAGTGCCATTCAAGAACGGCAACACACCTGCATAAAGCAAACGATGACATTTGTCAATCACTCGGTTGTCGTTCATATAAGCGTAGTCATTTGCTTCGCTAATTGCACAATGGTTGTCATTTACATAAGTACCTGCAACACCTACAAACGTGCGTAAGAATAAATAACGATAGTTGTTCAATTGATTTAACAAGTTTGCTTGTCCAACCATATCAACAACGTTCGTATTTAAAAACGCAGGAACGCTTAATTCCGTGCCGTTTGTCATATTGAATTTAGATACCCACGCGATGTCCTCGTTTACGGCTGAATAAGAAACCGCACCAAGCACTGCACCCAAATTTGTCATTGAAAACCCACTTGCTTCGGTTAAGTTATAACCCAAGTTTGAACCATCTTGTCCAATTGTAACCGATACCGAACGACAATTGTAAGCACCCAAGTCAACAAGCGTAGTCAAATCGCTAACGCTATAACCATCAAGTGCAACAATTGTTGACATTGGTTGATGTAATGCAATAAGCGTATCAACTTGCGTTTGTATTCCTTGAATGATATTAATATCTGCAACAATATTTGCACCCGTATTTGCAAGGTAAATTGCCACTTGACGTAGTTTACCCATTGCACTTCCTTGCATCACTCCAAGTTCTGCATAGTCAAATGTGTTGCCCGATAATGGTGCAAAGTAAACACGTAAGTTCCCACTCGGTTGCATTCTAAAGTATTCACTGATGTGATAATGCCATACCGCTTTTTGTGATGCAACCCCGTTTGTTGAACCATCAACAATGAAATCCAAACTTCCCGTTTGCGTTATTGTAGGTCGATGCGCATTTGCATAAATTCCTAACCCTGCACGTGACGTGATAATTACGCCAATCCCATCGGGTTGTGCAGTGTATCCGTGTGTACGTGTTCCGTTATTAATTGCGTTGCAAATATAAATTGCTTGTGCATTTGCATCGCCAGTGATGGATGCAGGAATTGAAATGTCTGCAATTGTTATATATCCGCTTGGCTCGGGGCTAACAATTTTTAAAGTGTCGCCCGTTACTCCTGCCGTGTCAACAATATAAGTAATTGTTGCAGGTGTTTCATCGGAGTAATCTCCAACAATACCAAGTTGCTCGGCTTGTTGTAAAGACAATATTTGTGCTTGACTCGAGTTGTTGTTCAATGGGTTGTTATCCGTATAAAATAAAATACCCGAATAATAATCTTCCCCATCCAACGCACGACCAAGACCACCTTGTCCGTAATTTATAGTGATGTCGTTTAATGCCATTTTGATTTTTTAAGGTCGTTCAATGATTGTTGCAATTTCTTTTTTGCCATTGACTGAAACATATTTGCCCATCACATTGAACGCATCCCTATGAACAACGCCATCGTTGTCAATAAATATTCGCTTTTGTTTTGGGTATGCATCCCAGTCAAATAAAGGTGCAGGTTGTTGCACACTCTCGGTTGTTTGTTCAACTTCCGATGCGACCTCAACCTGCGCCTTTTGTTTGTTTTTACTTTTTGCCATTTTTAGTTGCGTAATTCGTTACTACCATCTTCGCGTAATTCTCGCCCACCATCCTCGCGTAACTCGTAGGATGATGTTATTGAAAATCGCCAGTTGTTAATGTAGTGTATAATGCAATTTGGTCACTAAAACCATACTGCGTGTCGTACTTCATTAAACCTTTGAAGAAGAATAACTCCGAATTGTTTTGTAATCTCATCAATTGAAGATTGTTATCTTCCATTGAGTTCATACCAACGTATAAGTTTGAACTTACGTCATTGATTGACTCCGTGAATACGATAGTATCATCGGGCATACCTGCAACGGGAACAACCTCATACCCTTTGTATAAGTTGATACCTCTATCAGTAGTGTTAACACCCTTGAAAGTTTGTGATGTTGTGATAAATGTATGATATAATTGTTCAGTGTTGATAGATACTAAAAACTTCATGCGCTCATAACGTGTTGGCTTTGACAATAACGCTTTCTTGTTTGTTGCAATTAAGTTCAACATTGAGTCGAATGCAGTTGCAATGTTTGATGTTGTCAATGCTACTTCGGGAGTTGATGGTCTTAAGATAGATGAGTCATTAACCATCTTCTTCAAAAATCCATCAAAGAATTGCCATTGATATTGTGGTGTTCCAACTGCGTAATTACCTGCATAATCTAATGAACCCATCCAAAGACCACCCTCGATGCTCTCGAAAGTTCTATTTAATGCGATTTGCATCATATAGTTTTCTGCCGTAATAGGTAACTCACGAGCCAACAATGTTGGAGAAAGTTGTTCTGCTAACCAGTGTTGTTCATAGTCGCGTGGGTTAAATTCAGTATAGCACATCATATCTTGTGGGTATAATGTACGACCATCTACAACGAAAGTACCACTTGACGTTGGAGTTGGTGTTCTTGGTTGTAATGGGTCAGAAAAATCAACACGACCGATTGTGTGTTTCTTTTTAATTCCATCTTGTACATAAACAACTCCCTTTTGGATAGTATCCATTGAGAAAGTTGCAGGTAACCAAAAGTATGAGGCGAATGTACCTGCATACTGCGTGTCGTTAATTACTAAAGCCATTTGCTATTTTTTGTTTTAAGTTTAAATTGATTTGTTTTATTTGATTATCCAAGATAGACTTTGCGACCTTGTTTTTTTAATTCGTTTTTCAACTTTGCTGAAAGATATAATGCATTTGTTGGCACATCAACCTCCGTTGCATTGTTTGTTACATTCTCAACACTTGGTGCTTTGAAATTTAACGGCAATGCTTCAAGCATTGTTTCAGTTTCGTTGTAATTTGCAATTGCTTTGTTAACCCAAGACGTTTTTACTTCTTCGGTTACATTGCCTAACTTGTTTGTGTACTTGTTTACAAGTTCAATTGCTTTTGTCTTTGTAGCGTTTTCCTCTGCAACTTTCGTTGAGTTCTTGATTGCTTCAAGTTCTGCTTTCAAAGTGTTAACCATTTCGTTCAATGCCGAAATAGTATCGTTTTCCGTTGTTAATGTTTCCGTTGCAGTTTCAACTTCCGTTGTTGTTTCATTTACAACTTCAGTCGATTTTAATTCTGCTATTGCTTTAACAACATCTTCAGTGGTTGCGTCTTCGTTCAACCCCAGTGCTTTTGTTACTTCTGCGTTCATATTATTTTTAATTGGTTTAAGTGCGTTGTTTACGTACATCTTTGCCACGTTAACCATTTCGGTCACGTCAGTGCCAAATATTTTTGGCTTGTTTAATGAGTCGCTTGACTCGATTGAGTCACACAATCCAAGCGCGAGTGCTTCATCCGACCCTATCCACGTTGTGCGGTTCATCATTTTACTAATGTCACTATACGACATCTTTGAACGTTTTTCAACCATTGTGATAATGGAGTCCTTAATCGCATTAAGTCCTTTCTCATCTCCTCCACTTGGGTTGTGAAACATTAACTTTCCAAAGTCAGCCATTGTGCGCTCACGACCTGCTTGACTAATTACTGCCGAGATAGAACCTGCAAAAATGATGTGGGTATTTACTTTTGCTTTCGTTTGTAGGATGGCGTTGTAAATTTTCATTCCATCAATAACGCTACCCCCTCCCGATGCAATCCATATATTAATTACTTTTTTACCCATTGAGTCAAGCATCAATAATTCTTTAGCGAATAAAGAGCCATCAATGTAAGGGTCATTTGGGAAATCACTATCTGCACCAATCATTTCATCCAATAACATAATTGGCTCGGGTGCATTTGGGTCAAGTGTATACATAAGTTCAAAGTTATACGTTAAACGTGTTTTTGTATTATATTTGGGTTATAATTAAGCCACCAATATTCAATGTCCAATACTCGCCCCGACAAATCGCACTACATTAAGATGCGAA